AACGTGGAGATTTTGTTACGGTTAAACGTAAACTCCTCCGTAAAGATGGAGGTACTAACGATGCTCCGAAGGTAGTCGATGCCGATAATTCCCCCATGCATAATACTCTTATCGGTAATGGCTCACTAGTGAATGTTAAATATCGTCCATATTCTTGGAGCTACGGTAATCGGAACGGTGTGAGTGCTGATCTGATTGCTGTCCAAGTAGTAGACTTGGTAGAGTATATGGCTGATGGAGACTTTGAGGCAGTAGAAGGTGGCTATACTTCTACTGAAGGCTCTGACATTCCGTTCCCTACTAACTAAGGATAAGGGGGTAGGTTTTCTACAGCCTACCCCTATTCCCTATGAAAAATTTAAATGACATTGTAAAAGATATCTATAATCTTTTTGATTATGATATCGGACCTCAAAGATCAAAAGATCAATTGGGGAAAGCTGCTCGTAGCATGGGACGTAATATAGCTAAACTATGTTTAGAAAGATTTGAGGAGTACAAGCAAGAGCCAACACTTAGACCATCCAACATAGGAAAACCAAGGAGACAGCTATGGTATGAACTGAAGAACTATCCTAAAAGTTCTGAGCCATCAGGTAGTGACTACATTAAATTTCTATACGGTAATATTCTAGAAGAACTTCTTTTATTTTTATCGTATGCTGCTGGTCACACTGTAACAGAGACACAAAAGAAAGTTACTATCGGAGGTATAACGGGACATAAGGATTGTAGAATTGATGGAGTAACTGTGGATATTAAGAGTGCTTCAGCTTATGCTTTTAAAAAGTTTGAGAATGGAACATTAGAAAACGATGATCCGTTTGGTTACATAAGCCAACTCTCAGCCTATGCTAAAGCTGAAGGAGACACCGAAGCTGCCTTCTTAGTTATTGATAAACAAAGTGGTAAGCTTACTCTACTGCCTTTACATCAGATGGAGATGGATAATGTCACCGCAAAGATTAAAAACATTAAACAATCCTTGGAGAGTGAAGAGCCGCCGGAAAGATGTTACGACACCGTACCGTTTGGTAAGTCAGGAAACACTCAACTATCTATTGGTTGTAGGTTTTGCTCTTACAAGCATGATTGTTGGTCCGGTTCTAATAATGGTAGTGGCCTTCGTATATTTAATTATGCAAATGGTCCGGTGTATCTTACAAAGGTTATTAATACTCCTGCAGTTGAGGAGATCACATGAAAACCCAGAGTGCCAAAGCTAAAGGTAGAAAACTTCAGCAGTGGGTTCGTGATAAGTTAATTGATTTACTTTCTATCAGTGCAGAGGATATAGAAAGTAGGAGTATGGGAGCTTCTGGCGAAGATTTAATAATGGCACAGGCAGCACGTCAGAAGTTCCCATTTTCTATAGAATGTAAAAATCAAGAGAGGTTAAATATATGGACATCCTACAAACAAGCACAAGAAAATTGTGGAAAGTACGAACCAATCTTATTTATAAAACGAAACAAACATAAGCCTTTAGTAGTGATTGATGCCGAAAAGTTTATTTCAATTTATAAGTGAAGACGAACAGATCGAGTTGGATGTACCACAGAAGGTTGGACCCCATCTCGAATTGTTTAATGCTGTAATAATGCAAGCCTTACTTGACATTTCAAAAGAATCTTCGTATCCTAATGAGCATAGAGAAGAAGCTATGGCTTGGTTCTTTTCAAGTGTTGTGTCTGTCATTGCTAATTTTGAGGAGGTGTGTGATTATGCAGGAGTGAAGGCTACGAAAGTTAGGAAGTGTGCTTTACGTATATTAGAATCCACTGATAAGGAATCTATACGTAAACAAATCAATTATTATTTACATCATAGGAATTAATATGCCAGTAAACATACGTGAACCCTTTGATAAATATGTAGCTAGAAGAATGAAAGAAGAAGATGAATTGATAAATGAAAAAGTTCCTAAAGTGTCTGGAGCTAGAGAAAAACAAATAGGTGGAGATCATTATAAGGACAGTGGTATCCAACCCGTAGATTATATTTATCAGAATAATCTTGATTTCTTTGAAGGCAATATTATAAAATACACAACTAGACATAGAAAGAAAGGAGAAGGATCAGCAGACATTAGAAAAGTAATACACTATGCAGAGTTAATCCTTGAGTTAGTATACGACGAAAAGCCATAGGGGAATTGAATGTTTAAATCGAATAAGAATCCACAGTTCAGAACAAAGTTTTCTGAAGATATCTTTTATACAAAGTATGCACATGAAAGTGCAGAGACTATGTATGAACTTGCTGCAACTCTTGTTGAGGATGTATGTGAAGATAAGCTAACCTCGTCAGAGAAAACGGAACTAACAAACCATATAGCCGAACTACGTTTCCTGCCGGGAGGTAGGTATCTTTACTATGCAGGTAGAGATAAGAAGTTTTTTAATAATTGTTACCTGCTTAATTGTGAAGAAGATACCAGAGAAGATTGGGCTAACCTTTCTTGGAAAGCTGAATCTTGTTTGATGACCGGAGGTGGAATAGGTGCAGACTATTCTGTATACCGTGCAGAAGGTAAAAACTTAGGAGGTACAGGAGGCATCTCCAGTGGTCCTCTACCTAAGATGCAGATGATCAACGAAATTGGTCGTAGGGTTATGCAGGGTGGTAGCCGTAGGTCTGCTATCTATGCTAGTCTTAATTGGAAGCATGAAGATATAGATAAGTTTTTAATGTCAAAGAATTGGAAAGACATGCCTGTTGGAACTACAGGACAGACTTTATTCGACATTAAACAAGATGACTTTAACTTTCCTGCACCATTAGATATGACTAATGTGTCGGTAAATTATGATACTGAATGGCTTTTAAATTATTGGGAGACAGGAAATGTTGGGGAAACTTTTATCTCTAACGTCAGGCAAGCACTATCCACGGCAGAACCGGGGTTCTCTTTCAACTTCTTTGATAAGGAAAATGAAACACTACGAAATGCTTGTACAGAAGTTACTTCGGAAGATGACTCCGATGTTTGTAACTTGGGCAGTCTTAATTTTGCTAGGATTGATGGCATTAATCAGCTTAAAAATATTGTAGGATTAGCCACTAAGTTTTTAATCTGTGGTACTCTACGTGCCCAGTTACCTTATGATAAGGTTTATAAAGTAAGAGAAAAGAATAGACGTTTAGGTTTAGGTTTAATGGGTCTACATGAGTGGTTGATCCAAAGAGGTAGTCGTTACGAAACAACAGAGGAAATGCATCGTTGGCTTAAAGTTTATGAAGCTGAATCAGATAAAGTTAGTGATAGTTTTGCCGATCACCTAGGTATATCTCGACCTGTAGCCAAACGTGCAGTAGCACCAACAGGTACAATAGGAATTATTGCTGGTACATCTACGGGAGTTGAGCCTATCTTTGCTGTAGCTTACAAGAGACGTTATCTCAAGAACCGTAGGTGGCATTACCAGTACGTAGTAGATAGTGCTGCACAAGAGATGATTGATCTGTATGATACAGACCCTGACAATATTGAATCAGCTATCGACTTGGCTACAGATTATGAACGTAGGCTTTCTTTCCAAGCAAACATTCAAGAGTACGTCGATATGTCTATCTCTAGTACTATTAACCTTCCTGCTTGGGGAACAAAAGAAAACAACGAAGACCTTGTTGTTCCCTTTGCTAATACCCTTGCTAAGTATGCACATAGACTTAGAGGATTCACCTGCTACCCTGATGGTAGTCGGGGCGGTCAACCCCTAACTGTAGTACCTTACAAGGAAGCTGTTGAGAAGCTTGGTGAAGAGTTTGAAGAGAACATCCAGACACATGATATCTGTGAGATAGCAGGTACGGGAGGAGTGTGTGGTGTTTAACTCTCGTAGCTCAACTGGATAGAGCAACAGACTTCTAATCTGTAGGTTGCAGGTTCGAGTCCTGCCGAGAGTGCCAAATAAATACTTGACAATAATAATAAACTATGATATACAATAAGAAGGGAACGCCACAATGGGTTCCCAAACATCTTGCTTAAAGGAGATAAAAATGTTTACAGAGTTTATGAACAACCATGTTGTAGGTTTAAATGTTTTATTTGACGATTTAAAAACAATGCAGGGAAATGCTGAGAAGGGGAACTTTCCTCCTCACAGAATAACTAATTATAAAAATGAAAAGTACTACCTTGAATTTGCAGTTGCTGGTTATACTAAAGAAGAGCTAAAGATAGAACTAACAGAGTCGGATAATCTTCAGATTAGTTCTAATGGAGCCGATGAGGTTTATAAGACACTTGTTGATATTGGAGATATCCTGAACGTGACCACCGACACTAGTTCGGGCGATTGGGAATGCACCTATGATGGCATTGCTTCTAGAGCTTTCAAGAAAGAATTTAAACTCTCTCCTTTTATGGAAGTGAATGAGGTTAAATATGACAACGGCATTCTTACTATAATCATCCATAAAAAAGTTGTAGATGAGAAAGAATCAAAGACGTTTGAGATTAATTAAAGGACAGGGGATATTGATGACTCAATTTATTAAACTAGATACTGAAATTATTCCTTTCTTTTGGTCTGATATATCCCCTCTCTTTAATAAAGTTATAAATAATCAAGGTAAAGGTAGAGACTCTCTAGAGTTGGTCCGTTATAAACTCGACAATAACTTATTAAAGGCATGGGTTTACAGGAATAATAATATTATTGAGGCAGCTTATTGCACTAATATTATTGAATATCCTGAGAAGAAAAGTTTATTCTGGGGATACATGGGAGCAATAAATAATAATCTTTTAGAATGGAAGATGCCACTCGTTAAATCTTTGAAAGATTATGCTATGCTTAATGAATGTAGTTGTGTAGAATTTTTTAGTACTAGAAAAGGATGGTTAAAAATTTTTAAAAATACTCCTATAGAATTTCAAGAAATTGGAACAGCATATGAGGCAACAATAAATGAATGAATTCCCTAACGTATTTATTGGTTGGGATCAACGAGAACAAAAAGCTTATGATGTTTTAGTTGAATCTATTTTAGATTACTGTACCATACCAATTAATATAATCCCTATTAAAGAGGGACAGATGAGAGCTATAAATTTTTATAGAAGGCATTACACCGTTACCAATGGACAGAAGAAAGATGTCTTAGACGGAAG